AATAAACTAAATTTATCATATTTGTTCTTTTCATTAAATTTAGTCATTACTGGATAACTCAAATAACGATTAAATGTTTGATATCCTTCGTCTTTTGAAAATGATGTTCTTTTAACCATTATCAAAGGTATTTGTAATTTACCTTGTTGATCTCTTAATGCACCTTGAGATTTTGCTGCATACCATTTTTCAGGATTACCATATATAATTGGTACTTTTATGTTTTCACCTGCGTCAATTACAGTAGGATTTATAACATTTTGTAAATAGTTAATCAATGCAGTGTCAACATCCAATAAACTAACTGTAAAGTTTTTCTTTGGATCTTCATCTCTTCTAGTATCCAACGCAATGTTTCTTACATTAGAAACAATAGGATTGTTCTTTTCAACATTGTTATTTGTTGGTACTGGATTGTTTTTATTACCTTCCCACATAATTAATATTGACGGTTAACCAAGTTAATTTTACTTAATTTAGTATAATGACTGTTACAAATTATACTGTGTGATTTATTTGCTTGACCACCCAAAAATTGTTCTTGTACAACATTATCAACTTCATGATAACGATCATTAAATAAGATCAAATCACCAACTTCCGGATAAAAACTAGCATCTTTTAATGCCAATTCTCTAAATTTAAATACAACACTTTGATCTCTATCAGGTCCAAATCCTTCATCATCCGTAGTAATATCACCACGGTCAATTAAACTGCTCAATTCTACACCAGAATAAAAACTCTTACCTTCAGCAGCAACTGCTTCACCATAAATGTTTGTATTGGTTTCATTTGGTGCAATTTTAAATAAAACAACCAATGTTTCAATAATATCACGCATCAATTCTGCATTAAATTGATTTACCAAATTAATGTCTCGTTGACTATAATATCTTCCAAATAATGCCATATTTTATATAAATATCAAATACATTTAAAATGTTTTAATAATATGTCTGAAATAATAGTTGGATTATCATTTTCTTTAATTCTATAAAGTGTAATATTATGTTTTTTTGCAATTGAATTTTTTATTTGATCATTATAAAATGATTCTTTTTGAAAATCATACATACACTCTTCTAAAGTTGATTTATGCCAAAATTCACCATCAAATTCTAATAAAATATTATATTCTACCAAATAAGCATCAAACAATTTACCGTCCAATTCATATTGTTTATCATATTTTATATTATTATTAGATAAAAAATTGTATAATTTAGTTTCTAATGATGTTTCACCATTTGGATCGTATATTTTTTTAAAACCTTTTTTTGATGCATCTAATAATCGTTTCCTCCATTTTACTTCATCTTTTTCTTTTTCTGATTTCCACATATTTCCAACACGGATTTTATTTTCAGGATGTTCTTTCCAATACTTTTCTTTTGATACTGAAATTTTTTTATTTCTTTCTTCAGTATACATTTTTTCTTTTATGTTTGGGTGATCTATAAATTTTCTTTTTGCCAAGATAGACATTTTTTTCCTAGTTTCATCTGATACTCCTTTACTATGATGTTTCTTAATATTTTCTTTTACATCATCTCTTTGCATTGCTTTTTTTGTTAAAATTGAAACATTATGTTTTCTTTCATCTGTTAACAGTAATAAATCATAACATTTTCTACTACACATTTTTTTATAACCATATGTCGTATTTCTAAATCCTGTCTGTTTATTACAAAACCCACAAAATCCTTCAAATTCTTTTTTTATAAATTTATCATAATATTCTTTTGGGTTTAATTGATGTTTATTAAAAAGATGGGAGTTAAAAGTTCTTTTATTATTAAATGAAATGTTGCAAATAAGACATGGATTTATCATGAAATATAAATATAAAACCAAATACTAAAACTCCAATATAAATTAATAACGGAACAGTCTTCATGATAGATGTCATCTTTTCAGTTTCATCTGCCTTGGCTTCCATTTGAGCTTTACGACTGGTTGCTTCAAGATTTTCTCTCAATTGAGTTATTAATGTTTCTTTTTCGGATGATGCTTCACTTCTCAATTCAGATCCATCCAATGTTACTTCACCACCAGGAATTGGAATGGTACTATATTTTTGTCTAATTAAACCAAGATTTTCTTTACACAATGCCAAGAAATATTTCTTCACCCATTGTTTACCAACCGCATTTAATTTATAATACACAACATTTTGATATGGTACGTTACTATAATCACTCACCACATCATAATTGCTTCCACTACTAAATGTATTTGCACCACTAAATTTATCTTTTTCAACAACATATTCAATATAAATCTTGTGATCGTGTGTTGGAATAGGAAATATCTTTAATTTATTATTAACAATTTCAAAACTATATGCACTCTTACGAACCAAATCATTAAATTCAATTGCTTGTCCTCTCAATAAATCTTCAAAATACGTGCAAATGCAGGTGTTGGTCCATGAAATACTCTTCTAATTTCAACTCTACTTCCACTTTCAATATTGGTTCCAATTAGTGTCTGTAAATCATATGTTTGTTGACTTGCAGTTAATTGTACAGGTACTTTTTTAATATCAACATATCCACCAACACCAACTTCACTACCATATCCTTTTGTTAATTGAATTATATATGGCAAACCTGTTCCAGTAACATTCTTACCAGTAATATTTGGATTATCTGCCGTACTTAATCCTTGTAAATTCAACAAGTTGTTTCTTATATTAAATTGATTGACTTGAGCACCATATTCATTGACAGCTTCTTCAAATGCAGCATAAAAATTAAGATCGATTAATTCAATGTCAATGATTGGATATCCCATTCTTTTAGCCGCCCATTCGGCACTCTTTTCACAATCATATTCAAAATAACCAACACTACCACTTAAATATGATTCGTTTAAGTAAAATCCAAATGGTATGCTGCCTGTAGTTACAGCACTACCACTTCCTGGCCATCTTACTCTATCTTGATCTAAATTAGCACTCATTGTTTATAAATATTAAAATAATTAAGTTTAATTTGATTTATAATCCAAATCTTGATTTAATAGCATTATAATTTTGTTATATTTCAGTTGGTGTATCTATATTTGATGATGACTATTCCAGAACCACCCTTAAATCCTGCCAATGGAGATCCGCCACGTTGCGTTCCAGAACCACCACCGCCTGTATTTGCCGAGCCTGTTGAACTATTGTTGCCACCACCGCCAAGACCACCTGAACTAATTCCAGAATATTCTCCACCAGCACCGCCACCACCATAGTAGATTGGTGTTCCCAGAATACTGTTAACTACCCCATTTCCGCCATTTCTTCCGGACCCATTCGCACCTGCGCCGCCACCACCACCTCCATTGTAAATCGATCCACCCGATGCTCCAGAAAATCCTCCTACGGTAGATCCCCCACCATTACCACCATTACCACCACCGCCACCATTTGCTCCCGCCAGACCATTGGCATTTCCAGGTGCACCTCCTCCACCTCCGATGGCACTTGCATATGTAGAAAAATGACTAGGTTGTCCGTTTCCACCATAATTATCAATTGGACCACCAACTCCACCATCTCCAACAATAATAGAGTATATTCCCACCGAAACAATCGAACCAATATTATATACCACTTGTCCACCACCACCGCCACCTGTACCGCCGTTTGTTATACCACCTCCTCCGCCACCACCGCCAACAATCAGATATTCAATACTTGGAGTACTGCCAATACTGCTTACAGTAAAACTGCTCGTACCAACAGTTGTGAATTGATGTATCTTATAACTACCACTTGTAGTAATCAAATCGCCACCTGTTGCTACCATATATAATCCATCTAAACTTTTTATTGGCAGACCAAATCTAACTGCTGTTGCGTTGTAATTCTGTAATATTTCATTTTCATTCAATGCTCTGTTGTACACAAATGTTTGTGATATATTTCCATTTGTAGTTCCTACAAAAACATCATCTCTATAACCAATGACATATTTTTGACCGACTGTATTTAAAGTTACACTCCAAGTTCCTAATAATTTCGGTACACCATTTAAATAATAAAACCAATTTTGGCCTGAATTTCCAAATGTCATATGATTCCATGCATTTAAAGTTGGTAAATTAGAACCAGAAAAAATAATGTTATTAGCAACATTTACGCCATCTGTAAAAAGATATAATGTTCCTGCACTATTAAAAAACGACATTATGTAAACTTGATTGCCTGACATTCCCAATTGAACTAACGGACATGTATCAGTTCTCGGATATATCCACATTTGTATAGTTCTACTTGAACTTCCTGTAGGAATATTTGTAGTGGAAGAATTAATTATATAATCATTTGTACCATCTAATACAATGATACCACCATTTGCATTACTAAAAGTGGGACCATTGGTTAGTGTACCAGTATTACTATTTCCACTTAGATCATTCCAACTGGTTCCGGAACCAGGATAACTTTTATTATTAGCCGCATCTAGTGCAAGCACCAAACCATTTGTAACTATTTTTGGTGAATGTGATAATCCCATATACTATAATTATCTTCCAAATCTACTTTTAGTTGCGTTATAATTTTGTAAAACTTCAGCTGCGGTTAATACTCTATTATAAATTAGAAATTGGGGTATGTTACCGTTTATATAATTAATACTATCTCTTATATCTGCACCAATAGCAAAATCATTTGTGCTTATATTCGCATTAAATGCAGCTGTACCAGTACCAGATGAATAACCATCAATATAAAATGTACCGTTTGTAGAATTTTTTGTAAATCCTAAATATTGATAAACATTCGTTGATAATGTTCCTGATGAATTAATGAAATTAAACGCCATAGAACCAGCGTAATCCCAATATACTAATCTGGAATTATTATAATATAATTGAGCTTCAGTATCTGCGTCACCACTACTTCTTCCCAAATTAAATAATACACCACTTGAACTCACAGAAACAAATTTGCCCCATAATAATATGGTAAATGTTGATGAATTAAAACCACTAAGCGATGAACGATAAATATAGTCATTGGTACCATCAAAAACTATACTGCCTAAATTAGCAGCACTAAATGTAGGTCCATTTATTAGAGAACCATTATTACCATTTCCACTTAAATCCGACCAAGTAGTTCCACTACCAGGATAACTACGGATATTACTTGCGTCTAAAAATAAAGTCAATCCATTTTCAATAATATCTGGTCCACCTTTGCTTGCCATATACTATAATTATAAACCAAATCTATTTTTTGTTGCGTTATAATTTTGTTGTATTTCTTGTGTTGTAAGTGCCTTATTATATACAGAAACATGTGATATGTTTCCATTAAAACATTCACCTGGAGCATGTATTCCAATGTAAAAATTTGAAGACGGTTGAATATCCGCAGTAAAATTAATTGATTGTGAATATAAACTATTTAAATAAAAATCAATCGAATTACCATTTCTTACAAAATCTAATTTATACCATATTCCTAATGTAGGAGATAAAGTAAATTTACCCCAATTACCGCTCATAGAATATACTGTTATACCATTTGTTTCAAACCTAAATAATAAACAATTAAACCAAATACCATTTGTAAAAATAGTTCCTGCACTTGGAATTCCACTAAATTTTAACCAGCAAGAATATGTCCAGTTCGAAGTTCTGTGAACTAATAAACTATTTGATGCAATTGCATAATCATCGGCACCATCAAAAACTAAAGAACCACCATTTCCACCATTATACCCAACACCATTAACAAGACTTGCACTGTTATTATTTCCACTTAAGTCTGACCATGTAGTACCTGATCTTGGATAACTTTTAGTATTAGCCGTATCAAATGATAATAATAATCCGTCAGTAACTGTTTTTGGTGAATATTTTGTAGCCATAAACTATAATTTTGTTATTTTAACTTTTAAATAACCATTTCATACATTACCATAAATATCTTGAATTTTAATAAAAAACGCAATAAAAAACCCTCACATTTTACTGTGAGGGTTTATCGTTTAATTTATATCAATTAAGCTTAGATTTGATCTAGGTCAGATACATAAATCTTGCCGTAGAATTCTGGGCGAACTACTTTCTTAGCATAACGAGTCAATACTCCACGGCGTGGGGTGAAGTTAATTGGATCGTATACCAATGGAGTTTGGACTAGTGGGATGTATGGGGAATATACAGCACCAGTTTCTAGGAAGTTATTTCCACGGAAGCCCATCAAGATGGTGTTTTCTTGCATGTATGGGTTCTTGTAGACTTGGAAGCGACTTGCGAAGCTACCAACACGACTTACACCCATTGCGAACTTAGCAGAATCACCGTCAGTGTTTACAACATATCCTGGGATTGATTCCAAGATGGTTGCTACGTCTGGACCAACTACTAGGAAGTTTGCACCACCACGTAGAGTCAATTGATGAATCTTGTTAGAGACCTTTTGGATCTTGTTACCAAGAGTTTGGTACCAGGTGCTCTTTACGTAAGCGGTACGATTGGTTGAATCGTTGTTTACGGTAAAGGTTGGGAATCCTGCACTATCATTTGCACCCTTGATGATGTCTCTACCAACTACGGCGGACCATCCTTCGGTTGTCAATGCTGGAGCAGCATTAATCAACATGTCCATGATTTCAAGATCAATTTCCATTGATACATATTCACTCAAGAGAGCAGTCAATTCTGCTTCTGCATCAATGCTGTGGTAAGCATTCAAGTCTTGAGCTAGTTCTGGTGTCCAGACTGCCTTTAACTTACGAGTCTTAGCAACGATAGGTTCGCTCTTAAGTTCCAAGTTAACTTCTGGAATATTGATGTCGGTACCTTGATTAATACCAGAAGATGCTCCAGGAGCACCCTTGAATGGATTTGTATCTTCGAAGTCACCACGGGTACTATCAGTAGGTTGTACTGTGTAGGTTAACACTGCATTACCTGCTGCTGGTGCTTGTGAACCAGTAACAATGAATTGAATTCTGTAATATGGGGAAGCCAATGAACCAGTGTTATATACCTTGGTCAATTCGTTGATTTGCAATGTTGGATCGATTGATGAACCGCTCAAAGCAAAGCTTCTTACTGCGTTCAAATCAATATTTTGACTGTTGGCACCAACGTTTACGATAAGTTTTCTATATGAACCAGTGGCAACATATGTAGAATCCAAATCAACATCGCTGAAACTTACAGAACCAGTGATGAAACTGAATGATGCGGATTGATAATTTTCAGTATAAGCATAACGTCCTACACCGTATAGACCGTTTGCTGCGGTATCAGTTGAACCAAGTTTTACACCTGTTCCACCGAACAATGATTGACCATTGTAACCGTTTTGGCCAGGAAGACCACCACGGGTAGTACCATACTTGAAGTCTAGATAGAAGATTAGACCAGATGGTAGGTTCATTGGTTGTACTGAAACGAATTCCTTAGCGGAAATTTCAGCGAATACACGACGAACTAGTGGGAGAGCTACGCCAGCCCATTGTTCACTGTTAGCAGAAGTACCAGTAGCGGTAGCTTCGTTCAACAATTGTTGTGCTTGGTTTTCAAGCAAGATGGACATGTGTGCTTTATCAACACCGTCTAGTCCTTCAAGAAGACCAGTCTTGTCCCATTTGTTTTGCAATCCACGGGTTTCAGTCATCAACTTAGCCTGTGGATTCATATTGTTTGTCAATAATGATTTAATATCACTCATATTTTTTATAGTTAGTTTTTACTCACCTTAATTTAACTTTTACTTCTTAATTCCGGCGAGCTTTTGGAATCTTGAAGCCATCACGTTGCTGTTTTCTACAATCAAATCCTTTTTAGGAGCTGTTGATGCAACTGGTTTACTTGCCAAACCTTCGGTGATTGTTTTTGCAGTTGTATTGGTTTTCTTGACAACTGATCCACCTAAACTATATGATTCGGACAAAATAGTATAACTCAACTTGACTTCACGGATGGACTTAGCCAAGTCGAACGTTTCCACAACCTTAAGTTTTTGCTTTTGGTCGAGGTTAAAGCTGTTAAATAGTTTATTTGTATATAGCAACTTAGCATTCAACAAATTAACTTCGTTTAGTTGATCACG